TTTTGGATATACCGTATTTAAGATTATTCTTCAACAGCCTGCTGTGCCGCTGCCAATGGCTTCTGCTTTTCAGAGAGTTGTGAAATGTTGTGTAACAATTTTGCAACGAGTGTATTTCACTCTATTGTTTTATATCAGTCTATTGCAATTATTTCAATTCGGTTATTTTCTCCCACTTTTTCCGGTTTTCTTGATAACGATAATCTTGATACCTTCTCCATTCATTGGGGTTCTTTATTTGCTTGAAGAAACTAAGGAAAAATTTTTGTTCTTCATTAGAATCTATTCCATAGACACTCATTAAACGTTGATGTTCGTCATACCATTCTCGATACTGTTTATATCGGCGTACGTCCATCTTTAAATTAGAAGCTACTATAACATCTGGGTCTTTTGTCGCTTTGATTATGTTTGTGATTATTGAACCCAAAGCTACAATGACAATGAATACCAGACATACAACGATACCTTTCCAAGGTTGAATCATTCCACTTAGCCACATTTTAGTTATCAGATATGTGGTAATACCCGCAATAACATACCATAATACTTGTATCAAAATGTTGCCGGTAATAATTCTTTTTTTCATTTCCTGCCTCTCTTATTTTTTCATAAACCTTGATCAATCTTTCTCAGCAAACAATTTTTCAAGATGGTTGCTTTTTGTCTTTTAGCGGTGGCGTATGGGTAAAGAGCAATCAATATTCCCACCGTTATTCCATTCCTTTAACCATTGACACTAATTTATTCATCACATCATCCCTCTGCTGAAAGTTTGCAACAAGCGATTTGCACAACTCTATCAGTTCTCGATTATCATCTATGATAGTCATACTCGCAGGTGTTGGCGTGTCTGTATTATTTGTAAGTGCCTTTACCTCGTCATCGAAGAACTGACGTATATCTACTCTCAACTTCAAGGCTATCTGCTCCAAGTCTGCCGCTTGAATTTTATTGTTATTCACACAGCGATGCAAGTTCGCCTCGCTCATACCAATGTCGGAGGCTAATTGTCTCATCCCCCCGGCTCTTTTTTCGCACAAATTTCTAATCAGACCTAAATTCATGGTTATCAGTGTGTTGTAATTTGCGGCGCAAATAAAATACAGCCTCGCGTGAACTTTGTGTCTAAAAAATTTGCGCGTGTCTGTATTATTTTGTAGTTTTGCATCATAAAGTTAAACATTAAACATCAAATAAACGAAAAAATGGCTAAAAAAAAGACAGTTACAAGCGAGTTAGAACCGATGAAAATTGGAGAAAGCAAAGAATTCCCTGCCTCTATCTGTACTACTGTCCGCAGTATGACAAGCATGCTTGGGTTCAAGTGGGACAGAAAATATAAGACAGAAACCGACCGTAAACGTCGTGTTGTAGTAGTAACCAGAATTGAGTAACGACTATGATTAGAAGAAAATCAACCCCGAAAGTATCAAGAGAGCGTGCTATTCAAATTGCGATGAACCACAACTGTGTTTCTCGTGGCATGGCAGAGAGATACACCGATAGTGAATTAAAAGAAGTACTAAAACAACTCAAACTTAAAGCCGACTTTTAAAATGAACAAAACAAGAAGAAAACAACTCGAAGCAGTAGTGGAAATCCTCACAGCACAGATTGCGGAATTGGAAAGTATTAAAGATGACGAACAGGAGGCATTCGACAATCTTCCAGAAGGATTTCAATGCACAGAGAGGGGCGAGACAATGGGAGAAAATATAGATGAACTCGACACTATCATTGCCGACCTCGAAAGTGTAATAGAAAGTATTGATGAAATTATGGAGAAATAACAATGAATAAATTTATGATCCTTGTACAACTTGCAATGTCGATCTTTATGTTCATCAGCATAATCGTATGGGGCATTGTTCACGCCATTAAGGGAACAATCGGTTTCATTGTTATCCTCGTAGTTCTATTATTCGCCTACCTAATGTGGAGACTTGTCCGCTTGTTTTGGGTAGAGTACCAACAAGAGAAAGATAAGTAAACTATAATACAGGAGGAAAAGCTATGACGAGTGGTACGAAAGAGTTGTGTACTAACCAAGTACATCAGAACTGAATTACAAAACTTCCCTTTATATGAAATCTATCATAAATCTGTAATTATGGCATCACATACCAATCTCTTTTGCAAAGAGTGTCCAAAGTCATATGAGCGATTGAATGGTCGCTATTGTAACCTGCTCAAAAGAAATGTAGAGTACGACAAGGAACCGGTCTGTAAAAGTCAAACCAATAAAAAGTAGCACTATGCCCACCTTCGATTTTCCAGATAAATCCGTCACTTACGGCACTTTCGTTAATGACGTTGCGGCAACCGTAGTGAGAATGCTATCCGAAGTTCGCAACGATCCTGAAACGATCAGCCAACGGCAAGCGTACTCCATGTTCGGACGTGGCAACGTAGATCGGTGGCGTCGGCAAGGAAAAATCGAGCCTTGCAAACGACCGGGCAAGATCGAATATCGTACCGCTGAACTGCGGCAACTTCAACGGATAAAGCAAGATTATTTCAAGTAACCATTAAGAGAGGATATCCAAGAGGACGAGGAAACATCGACAGATGAAAATGTTCACTAACAACACAAAATAAAACAACTATGAGCAATGCACTATTATTAGCGAATGAGCTGCAATCAATGAAAGCAACCGATGTGATACGTAACGAAAGAGTGCGTAACCAATTCATCAGTGTATACAACTCCATCTGGAAAGAGGGCGGCGAGCAAGTCTATGAGCGTGAGGCAATCTATTTCAACCAACAGCTCCGCGACAAGGCAAACCTGCGAGAATGTTCCGGCACTTCTATTTTCTACGCCTTTATTGACCTCGCAGTACGTGGGTTGACCCTCGCACCGGGCTCACAGGCTCTTTGCTACCTCATTCCGCGTTCCGTAAAGACAGGAACCGATGAACGGGGAAACGACGTTTGGGAAAAGGTATGCAACCTTACCATTTCCGGCTATGGCGAGTTAGTATTACGAAAGAATGCCGGACAGATACGCCACGCGGATAACCCTGTCATCGTGTACGAGGGCGACAGTTTCCAATATGGCGAACAGAACGGACAGAAGATAGTAAACTATATGTCGGCCTTTCCTCGTACTTCCAACAAAATCGTTGCCTGTTTCCTCAAAATAACCCGTGCCGATGGAACTATCGACTACTCCGTAATGACCGAACAGGATTGGCTGCGCTTGAAAGGATATTCAGACAAGCAGAACACCTATTTCGACCGTAAAGCAAATCAATGGGTAACCAAGTCCAACGAATTGTATGGGAATGGGAACGGTCAGATTGATGTGGGCTTTCTCATGGCAAAATGTGTCAAACATGCTTTCAAGACTTACCCAAAACTGAACATCGGACGCGGCTCAACTCTTGAAACGGAAATAATCGAGCAACAGTCTGCCGATTTCGACCCATACGGTGGAGTAGCACAGAAAGAAACGCAAAAGCAGGAAGAACATTTTGCCAATCAATCCGATATCTCAGCCGGTGTATCATTCGATCCTGCACAGCAAGGCGATGATGACGGTAGTTTCTAACTCTTAACACGACCAACTTATGTCACAGGAATTAATCATAGTAAAGCCAGAGAACATTCAGACCATTGTCTCTGCCGCACCACAATCATACCGAGACAACAAGATGTCTCGTGATCGATGCATCTTCGCCGGGCAGACCATACTCGATGCCATTGCACAGCAAGGAATGACAGATGAACTTGACAGGCAAGCAGCCGAATATATCGAGAGGGCGCGCAAAACGGTCAAGAAGATGAACGAACGCCGCTCTTCGGCCACAAAACTCTTCGACGAAATGCGCAAAGAGTTCACTGTAATGGAAAATACCATAGACCCTACAAAAGCCGACACCATTCCATATAAATTACAGTCACTTCGTAATACCTATGTTGCGCAGAAGCGAGAAGAGGAAGAGCGACGCTGTCGCGAAGAACTTGCCCGGCAGCAAATGGCGCAGGCTCGTAAACAGATGATACAAGATATTGAAGATGACTTCAACCAGCAGTTCAACCGGTTCCTCAACTCTGTGATCAATCAATTGACAGAGCAAGACAATGCTCTGACGCTTGATAACTATGACATAGTGATGGACACTGTCAAGAACTATCCATCAACGCTTCCTGCCGAATACCTTTCAAACCTGTGCACATCCATCCGGATACCTTCCGGAATCACTACCGACGAAGTGCGTAAAGCCGAAAATGAAGTCAAGGAACGCCTTATTAAGAAATTTACTGACATGTATTCGTGTGAGGTGCAAGACAACAAAGATTACATTCTCGACCGTCTCCCCTCCAAGAAAGCCAACCTTGAACGCATAGCCCAAGCAAACGCCACCGAAGCAGCACGTATTAAAGCAGATATGGAAGAACGTCAGCGCAAGGATGCCGCCGCAAAAGAGGAAGAACGTCGCCGCAAGGAAGAAGAGGAACGGGCAAAAGCAGAGTTGGCTCGCAAGCAGTCCGAAATGGAAACGCTTTTCAGTGTTCAGGCTACCGCACAAGGTTATCAGCCGAAAGTTAAAGTGAATCAAAAAATAAAGTTGCTCAATCCGGAAGGCATTACAGCAATCATTAGTATGTGGTGGAGCAAAGAAGGTTGCACCCTATCCACAGACGAACTTTCCAAGATGTTCAAAAAGCAAATCTCATTTTGCGAAAAACTTGCCGACAAGAATGGAATTTACATTGAAGATGAAAGTGTTGTGTATATTGACGAGATAAAAGCCAAATAGCATGAACTGTGGAGGTTACCCATTGGGCGCAGACTATGATCCTTACGCACCGTGGAATGAGAGAATGGTAAAATGTGAAGCTTGCGATGGAAACGGAAAACATTGGTACGCATACAATATCGAAGCCGACAGCGAAACCGAATGCACCGAATCTGTATGGAATGCCTTGCCGGAAACGGAAGAGATTGCCGGAGCACGGGGTGAACACCTTTCACGAGGCAGGGTAGACACTTGCGAGATATGCGACGGAAATGGAGAAATCGAATACGAAGAAGATTACGAACCCGATTACGACGATTAGCGATGTACAATAACATTTCTATTAGCCAAAGACAGAAACAACCCTGTGTGGACGATGTCGGATTTGAGAAATATTGCCCGACAGGCAATCCCGATGCATATTACAGCCGTAGTGAGGTCAGTAATTCCGACCTTACCGAACTGAAAAACATACTGCACCCACGTATGCAGTATGGCGACAAGGAAGCTGCATTCCGCTTCGGCAGCCTTGTAGACGCAATCATTACAGAGCCTGCCCGTGTGGACTATTACCGCCTATTGGTGGACGATGTACAGTATTCCGAAGATGAATTCAAACACGCTCAGGAAATGCAGAAAGCACTCCGTATGGAAACACGCCACGATCAGTTCCTTCGTAAGATCATTGAATGCGCCGAAACCCAGCGGTCCATGATTAATAAGGCGCAACAATTCAACTATTGCGGTTTCCCTTTCATGCTCGATACAAGGTGCAAATGGGATTGGTGGCTCGGTACTTTCGGTGGCGACCTAAAAACCACTTTCGCATCCACACAACAGCAGTTTGATGATGCGGTCGATTTCTTCGATTGGGATAGGAGCCGCGCATGGTATATGGACATTGCGCACTCCGATCGTGACTTTATCTATGCCATCAGCAAAAAAAATTTCCGTGTGTTTAAAAAGTTCATCACTCGTGGCGATGAACTCTATAATCGTGGACGTGAAAAGTATGAAGAACTGGCTTTCCAATATTGGTGTCTCACCCCTAAACAAAATTAGCTATGGAAATATTCTGCAAAGTAACACCATATGGTCTTGTTCCGATGTACGATAGTGATTCCGATCTTAAAAAACAATTAAAACCCGATACCGTTGTCAAGTGCAAGATCAGCAATCCGCGCAATTACGAACACCACAAAAAGTTTTTTGCACTTGTGCGGCTCACATTCGACAACCTGCCATGCAATCTTGCCGAAATATGGGAAATCCATAACGAAGAAGACATGCTGCGTCGCTTCAAACGCGATTTGGGCTATTACATCTCCACCTACAACGAACGAGGAGAACGTGAGATAGAATACCAAAGCATATCATTCGCTGCAATGGAACAACACGAGTTCGAACGATTCTATAATCAGTGTGTGGACCTCGTGCTATACAAATACATAAAGGGAATAGACAGAAAGGATTTAATAACCGAAATTGAAAATTTCAAATGATGAACGTTTCGATAAAGAAAGAGCAGGTTCCATTCAACGAATTACATCATAATCTAAAAGTTGATCCATATCCATACCAGAAAGAAGGAATCTGTTTCGGTTTGGAGCATAAGCGCATCATCATCGGCGATGAGCCGGGATTAGGAAAAACATTGCAGAGTATTGGCATTGTCGATACAGCCAATGCTTACCCTTGTCTTGTCATCTGTCCGTCATCTCTCAAAATAAATTGGCAACGAGAGTTCAGTAAGTTCACCAATAAATCCGCACTCATCCTCGACAACAATGTGCGCACGACTTGGAGTTACCTCCTCTCTATGGGTGTGCATCAGATTGCCGTAGTCAATTACGAGAGCCTGCGGAAATACTTTGTATGGGACATAACCGCAGGTAAGCAATTCCGGCTGAAAGATGTAGTGTTCTGTCCTCAAATAAAGAAGTTCAAGTCTATCATCATAGACGAGAGCCATCGAGTCAAAGACCCATCCGCCCAGCAGACGATCTTTACAAAGGGGCTGTCCATCGGTAAAGAATGGATACTGTTGCTCTCTGGCACACCAGTCATCAATCGACCCGAGGATTTGGTCGCGCAGCTCTCGATTATGAACCGATTGCAGGAATTTGGCGGACGCGCAAAGTTCCTCGCCGACTACTGCACCGATTCAAAAGACCGCAATGCCGAACCGGCAGTGCCGCTCTCGCAGTTGTCTCGGCAACTTTACGATACCTGCATGATCCGTCGTGAAAAAGCAAAGGTCTTGCCTCAACTGCCGGATAAAACACGGGTTGACCTGTATGTCGAGATCTCAAACCGTCCCGAATACAACCTTGCTGCACTCGACCTCGCTGCATATCTGAAAGAATATACCGAATGTACCGATTGGGAAATACGCCGCAAAATGCGTATGGAAGCACTCGTCAAGTTTATGACGCTTCGCTCTTTGGCAACCAAAGGAAAGGTAGCACAGGCTGTTGATTTCATTCGCACATTCCTCGATAGCGGAAAGAAACTCATAGTGTTCTGCTCGCTTCACGAAATTGTGGACGAACTGCAAAAGGCTTTCCCACGTGCCGTAACCGTTACCGGGCGAGACAGTGCAGTGAACAAACAGGCTTCTGTCGATACGTTCCAAAACAACCCGGATGTAAACCTCATCATCTGCTCCATCAAGGCGGCAGGTGTCGGGCTTACACTCACAGCCTCATCCGATGTGGCTTTCGTTGAACTCGCTTGGACGTATGCCGACTGCTGTCAGTGTGAGGACAGAGCACACCGCATCGGGCAGAAAGACAACGTAACCTGTTACTACCTGCTCGGACGTGGCACAATCGACCACACCATTTACAGCCTCATCCATCGTAAGAAGTCCATTGCCAACGAAATTATGAACGCTGACGACGACATTCCAACCGATGAAATGTATTTCGATGAGTTGGTTAATCTGTTCCTCACCTCGGGTTGATATGGAGATAAGCAAAACCGATGTGCAGAAGATTATCAAGTATTTCGATGACGCTGCCAAAGTATATGACACCATGCCCGGACAACGAAACGTCTGCCGTGCTTGGGTACTGAGACAAATGATTAGAAAGTTAGAAAAACGATTATTCACCTTTAATTCAGTTCAAAATGAAAAAAAATGACATCGTTGATTACGTTATCAGCAACACGACTTTAAGTCGTTCACAAGCAATTGCGGCAACCGACTGCGTGGTAGAGGCTATCTGCAAATCGCTCATCAATGGCGAGAGTGTGTTTATCCGTGGCTTCGCAACTATCAAAGCCATTCAGAAAGCCCCTAAAAAGGCACGTAACATCAGCAAGGGAACGGTTGTAACAATCCCTGCACAGAACTCTGCGAAATTGGTATTGAGTAAAGAACTTAAACACCGTATGAACGAATGACACACAATTATTTCCTTTCAACAGTCCGTTACGAAAAGACAATGGAAAACGGACTCAACAAGATTGTATGCGAGCAATACCTGTTTGATGCACTCTCATTCACTGAGGCAGAAGCAAGAACAATCGAGGAACTCACACCCTTTATGAGTGGCGAATTTAGTATTCCAACAATAGTGAAGCCTCGTATCTCCGAACTGTTCCTGTCCGATGATACAGCAGCCGACCGCTTCTACAAAGTAAAGGTTGCTTTCATTACGTTAGACGAAAAGAGTGGAGCCGAAAAAAAGACCAACAGCTTCATTCTTGTACAGGCATCAGACTTTAAGAACGCATATGACCGCTTCGTCGAGGGCATGAAAGGAACGATGGCAGATTACGAAATAATTTCCATCGTCGAGACACAGATATTGGACTATTATCCTTCGAAGTATGACGAAAAGTAAAATATCAATCACTGATGCAATGTCAGCGGGCAGAATGACATTCGGTGAACTGATCGCGGCAAAAAAAGCTGTCAAACAACGAAAGCCTCCAAAATCTGAGGAACATCGCATACAATGTGCATGTGTGCAGTGGTTTTCTATTCAATACCCAAGACTTCACGGACGGCTGTTTGCTGTCCCCAATGGGGGCAGACGCGATAAAATAACAGCGGTAAAACTCCAATCCGAAGGAGTTGTAGCCGGAGTTGCTGACCTTATCTTGTTGAAGAGCAATCGCGATTATGGAGCATTGCTCGTAGAAATGAAAACCCCGAAAGGAAAGCAATCCGCATTACAAAGAAAATGGCAACTCACTTTATGTTCCGAGGATGAATATAAATATGTGGTCTGTCGTTCACTCGACGACTTCATTAGAGAAGTAACCGACTATTTAAAAAACGATAACGATTAAACAAGGTCGATATGGCGCGAACTGTAAAGAATGGATTGGAATACTTTCCATTCGATGTGGATTTCTTTCAAGATTTAAGAATCCGAAAGCTGATCAAGTATCAAGGTGGTAAGGCTATCACTGTGTATGCTCTCCTGCTCTGTCTTATCTACAAAAGTGGGTATTACATCAAGTGGGATGATGAGTTGCCTTTCATAATCTCGGAACAGACCGGGTATGACGAAGCGTATATACAGGAAGTCATAAACTGCTGTTTGAGCATCGGACTGTTTTCAAAAGAACTATTCAAGTCGGAAAGAGTGATGACATCGAACGGTATCCAGAAACGCTATATGAACATCAACAGGATCAGCAAACGCACAGCTTCGATAACCGAATACAACCTCATAGAAAGGAGGAATGAAGTAGAAACGGATACTAATAAAAAATCTGTACAACCAGAGCCATCCGAACTATCGCCTTGTGAGCCGTACATGAACACGCTCGACCAAGAGATTGAGATCTTGAAAAATGACGAATGTTGGCTCGACCAACTGCAACTGTTGCACCATATGGAAAAATCAATGCTCCGTAAAAACCTTGACAGTTTCCGTGTACAATGCAAATCTGATGGAAAAGAGCGGCACGCTTCACTGCAAGATGCCAAACAACATTTCAATTCATGGTTACGGATAGTAAACAACAATAAATCCAGAAATGATGATAAAAATAAATCCAACGGACGAAATCAACGCAGAGCAAATATTCTTGGACTTGATGAGAAGAAAACCTATGGTGAATCGTTTTAGACTGCCATATACAGAAAAACAAACTTACACTATGCTTTATGCCGCTTGCCGGGCAGAGGTTGCAAACCGGTACAGGAAGTTCCGGGATACTGAATCCTATAAAGAACGTTTGTCTGATATAGCCAAATGGCTCACCGGAAATTCGTCCACCTTCGGACTGTACCTGTGTGGTGGTGCAGGCAATGGAAAAACAACCATTCTGAAAGCTTTGCAAAACCTGCTGGAATATTTGCGCTCAAACGAGAGAACCGATTACGACAGGCAAGACCTCCCGCAAAAAGGGTTTATACTGATCACGGCAAAAGAACTCGTTTTGCTTGCAAAAGCATATAACAATCCGACAAATGATAATAAGAACGAGGTGACCAAGTATAAACGTATTCGCGACATTGAAATACTCGCTATCGATGATCTTGGTACAGAACCGCGTGAAAGTATCCACTATGGCGACATTGTCACTGCAACCATGGATATGATATCGTATCGGTATGAAAAACAATTCTGTACGTTGGTATCGTCCAACCTTGCAGCCAATGAGATCACCCAATACTATGACGAACGTATTGCCGACCGATTTCGTGAAATGATGCACATTGTCAATTTCGGAATGGAGCAATCATTCAGAATATGATAATAAAAAGCCATCAAGAAAATGAACCTGACAATGAACGTTTTCGATAGACGAGGGCAGAGCCGAATCCGTTCAGGCTATGCCGAGGCAAGAAAAGGTGCATGACAATGAACGTTTTCGATAAGCACCTGCTCGGACTATGTATGACAAGACGAAAAAAAAGAACATGGATATGAACACCGATTATGCCTACTGTTCAGGAGTGACCTGCTCGATTCGTAAGGAATGTAAACGATATTTGCCCGACCCTCCACAAAATATAAAATTATGGTGGATACCACCGGCGTATAATCCTGATACAAAACAATGCCCGTATTGCGAGCAAAAAAGACCATAGATGTGAGAAAGATTACTATTTAGAAAATACAATCATGAATTTGTTATATATCGACCTATTTTGCGGAGCCGGAGGAACTTCCACAGGAGTAAACTCTGCACGTCTGGACGGAGAGAAGTGCGCAAAGGTAATCGCATGTGTAAATCACGATGCAAATGCCATCGCTTCACATGCATCGAACCACCCCGGTGCACTCCATTTCACAGAGGACATAAGAACGCTTGAACTTTCACCTCTTATTGAGCATGTTCAAAAATGCCGGGTCGAGAATCCCGGGGCATTCACTGTGCTTTGGGCTTCTCTGGAATGTACGAATTTTAGCAAAGCGAAAGGAGGTAAGCCCCGGGATGCCGACAGCCGGACACTTGCCGAGCACTTATTCCGTTACATTGAAGCGATAGCCCCTGACTATATCCAAATTGAGAATGTAGAAGAATTTATGTCATGGGGTGCAATAGATGAGAACGGAAAGCCGGTATCAAAAGACCGTGGAAGCTCATATATCCGATGGGTGGATAAAGTCAAAAAATATGGCTATGAGTTTGAGCACCGGATATTGAACGCCGCCGATTTTGGCGCATATACATCACGCAAACGATTCTTCGGTATTTTTGCGAAGTACGGTTTCCCGATCATATTCCCGGAGCAGACACATAGCAAGACTGGAATTTATGGTTTGTTCGGCACAATACCAAGATGGAAGTCAGTGCGCGAGGTACTTGATTTCGAGGATGAGGGCAGATCTATATTCACACGCGAAAAACCTCTGTCTGAAAAGACACTTGAACGAATATACGCCGGACTTATAAAGTTTGTCGCTGGTGGTAAAGACGCATTCATGGTCAAGTATAATTCCATGAATCAACGTGGCAAATATGTGCCACCCTCTCTCGAAGAACCTTGCCCCACAATAGCGACACAAAGCCGCCTTGCACTCGCGTCGGTAGCATTCCTTTCAAAACAATTCGGCGGTACACCCGAGGATAAGAATATTTCGATCGACAGTCCTGCCGGAACAATCACGACAATCGACCATCACGCATTTGTCTCCGTACATTACGGGAATGGCTTCAATACATCGTGCGAGTCTCCGGCGGCAACTCTCACGACAAAAGACAGGATGTCTCTCGTGCAGACCACGTTCCTTGATATGCAATACGGCAACGGCATACCATCATCGGTCGATACATCCGCCGGGACCGTAACAACTAATCCGAAGCATCGTCTCGTAACGGTTAAACCATGTCCATCAGACACGGTTTTCCCCCGGGTTACCATTGCAAACAGGAAGCATCACTACTTGATGAATCCTCAATTTGCGTCTGCCGGAAGCTCCGTAGATACTCCGTGTTTCACCCTGATAGCACGAATGGATAAGATGCCGCCTTATTTGGTTACGACACAAAACGGAGGCATAGCGATTGAAATATACGAGACCGACAGTCCGATGATCGTCAAAATAAAAGAGTTTATGTCAATTTACAACATCATCGATGTTAAGATGCGTATGTTAAATATCACGGAACTTAAACGCATCATGGGTTTCCCGGAAGATTACGTGCTAATTGGCACACAAGCAGACCAAAAGAAGTTCATAGGCAATGCCGTAGAAGTAAATATGGCTCGTGTCCTTTGCGAAGCGTTGTGTCGTGCTCTGACTGAAAATAATGTACGGTCTAAAATTATAGCGTAATGAATAACCAAAGATGTACAATTATGGAAGTGAATGTAATACATAACATAGATTGCCTTGCTGGTTTGAAAAATTTACCGAGCGATAGTGTTGATTGTTGTGTTACTTCTCCACCGTATTTTAATCTTCGTGATTATGGGGTGAGTGGGCAGATTGGTTTAGAAGATACGCCAGAAGAATATATCGAGAGGTTGATAGCGGTTTTTCATGAGGTATATCGTGTATTGTCCCCAGATGGTACATTATGGGTTAATATCGGAGATTCTTATGCTGGTAGTGGAAAAGGTGCAGCAAACTATCCTGATAATGCAATGAAGTACAAGCAAGGGACAAGCAGGGGGACTGTTGGGTGTGTTTCTATTGTTAAGAAAATATCCGGATACAAGAAAAAAGACCTCATCGGTATTCCATGGATGCTGGCGTTTGCTCTTCGTGATGATGGCTGGTTCC